ATGGGGTAGAGATACTTGGGGTTCAATAGTCTGGGGCGAAGATTTTGAAAACGCAACGGTATCTGTTACAACACCTGGTACACCAACAACTTGGGGACAATCTACATACGGAAATTATTCTTGGGGACAAATTGTTGGAACTCAATCTGAAATAGGTGATGAGTCTATTTTCAACGAACAAAATGCTATAGCCTCTCTTAGCACTAATCTTTTAACACTAACTATTACATCTCTTACAATTACTGGAGATTCTAATTTATCATTAAACACTAATTTATTAAATATAGAAGAAGGCTTTGCTCAAGAAAACGTAAATGCTAATACAATTGTTGAAGTAAGTGCACCTGGTAATTTACCATGGGGAGCAACTTATTGGGGTAGTGGTTCTTGGGGCAATATTGGAGGAATGGAAATTTCTCAAGGTGCTGAAGAAGAAGTTGTTCCTTCTATAGATGTATTTGTATCAACAAATTTATTAACATTAACTTTAACATCAATTGCTCAAGTTACTGGAGACGCTAATATTACAGCTAATACTAATTTATTAACAACAAGTTTAGGTGATGAAGAGGGATTACCAAATACAATAGTTACACTATCTACTAATTTATTAAGTGTAAGTGTTGGATCTGCTTCAGGTGAGGTTTTATCTACAGTAAGCCCAACTGGCGTAAGTGCAACAGCTTCTACAGGTCGTTTATTTATAGCTGCCTGGGCAGTGGTAGATATAGGGGTAACTAATACTTGGAGTGTGGTTGACATAGCGGCTTAATGAAACTAAAATTAGATATTATACATAATTTATAAAGGATTTTTATGGCATCAACGTTTTCAACAGATTTAAAAATAGAACTTATGGCCACGGGTGAAAACTCGGGTACATGGGGAACAAAAACAAATACAAATTTAGACCTAGTACAACAAGCCATCGTTGGTTTTGAAAACATAGCTATCACATCTACTAATACAACTTTATTAATGACTGATGCTACAATTTCACCAGCTAGAAACGCTGTTTTAAGATTTACAGGAACTATCACTGCAAACTGTACAGTTTTTGTGGCTTCCGGAATTGAAAAACCTTACACTTTAGAAAACGCAACATCAGGTGCATTTACCGTTGCTTTAAATCAAGTAGGTGGAGCTTCAGTAATATTTGGAGCAACTGATAAAACAACTAAACTTGTTTATTTAAATGGAACAGATGCAGTAGATTTAGGAATAGTAAATTTAACAGCACCTCAAACATTAACTAATAAAACTTTAACAACACCAACATTAACCTCTCCTGTTATTAATGAAATTGATGATAGTAATGGTAATGAAGAAATTATATTTACAGCAACAGCTTCTGCAGTTAATGAATTAACTGTAGCTAATGCTGCAACAGGTGCTAATCCAAACATTACAGCATCAGGTAGTGATGCTAATATTGGTATAAATTTTACACCAAAAGGAACAGGTGCAGTAACATTTAATGGTACTGGTAAAATTCAAGCAGTAAAAGAAAAAGTTACAGTAACAGCAGTAGCTTCTACTGGAACAATTAGCTATGATTTTTTAACTCAATCTGTTCTTTATCATACAACAGTGGCAACAGGTCAATTTACAATAAATTTAAGAGGTAGTTCTTCTACAACTCTTAATAATATGTTATCTGTTGGTGAGTCGGTAACAGGTGCTTTTTTAAATACCAATACTACTTTTTATGTTTCAACAATAACGATTGATGGTTCATCAACAAACGTTACACTTGAATATCAAGGTGGTTCTGCGCCAACTTCAGGTAATGCAGGAATAGATGTTTATTCATTCACTGCAATTAAAACAGCAACAACCCCAGCATATACAATTTTAGCGTCGCAAACTCAATTTAATTAAGGAGATTTTGTAATGCCTTTAAACTCAACACGTGGAGCAGCTTCTGCAAAAGGATTTGGTTTTGGAGCAGGTAAAGGTTTTATTGTAGCAACAGGTGGGACTGTTACTGAATGTGGAATTTATAAAATTCATACATTTACAGGACCTGGAAGTTTTGTCGTATCTAAAGCCCCAGCCACTGCAACAGTTGATTATTTAGTAGTAGCTGGTGGTGGTTCTGGAGGAACACAAAATCCAGGAAGTGATAATGGAGGGGGTGGTGGTGCTGGAGGATTTAGAGAATCAAAAGCAACAGGAGCACCATGGACAGCAAGTCCTTTAGCAACTTCAACATCATTACCAGTTTCAGCTACCACATTTCCAATAACAGTTGGAGCAGGTGGAACAGCTGTAACTGCACCTGCTCCTAATAATAATAAAGGTAATAATGGAAATCCATCAATTTTTTCAACTATAACATCTACTGCAGGCGGAGGTGGATCTGGTGGACCAGGAGGAGTTCCTGCCTGTGGTGCCTCAGGAAATCCAGGTGGATCTGGTGGGGGAGCAGGTACTTCCTTTTCAACTCCTGGAACAGGTGGATCGGGAAATACACCTCCAACAAGTCCACCACAAGGACAAAATGGTGGAGTAGGACGTACAGATGATGCAACTTACCGTGTTTCAGGTGGGGGGGGTGGAGCAGGAGCTGCAGGTTCGTCAGCAGCACCAAATCCATCGCCATCGGCTGGACCAGGAGGAGCAGGTGTAACAACTTCAATTTCAGGAACACCAACGTCATATGCTGGAGGAGGAGGTGGAGGAGGACATTCATCAAGTAGACCAGGAGGTACAGGAGGATTAGGTGGGGGTGGAAATGGAGGGTTTCCAGGACCGCAAACATCAGGAACAGCTAACACCGGTGGAGGTGGTGGAGGAGTAGGGGGTGGCCAGCCAGTTACTTCAGGAGCCGGGGGTTCAGGTATAGTTATAATAAGATATATATTTAAATAAAAATTATGGCACATTTTGCAAAAATTTCTGAAGATAATATTGTTTTAAGCGTACTAACTCTTAATAATAGTGATATGACTGATGAAAATGGTAATTCATCTGAAAGTATAGGACAACAATATTTACAAAAACATAATAATTGGCCTGCTCACTTATGGATTCAAACATCTTATAATACATATGGTGGACAACATATAAAAAATGGAATACCATTAAGGGGAAATTATGCGGGTATTGGCTATATTTGGGATGAAGAAAATCAAATCTTCTGGCCAAAGAAACCTTATGCTTCATGGATAAAACATATTTCAACAGCATCTTGGAAATCGCCAATGGGTGATGCACCATCATTAACCGAAGAACAAATTTCTCAAAATACAGCTTATACTCATATGTGGGAGTATAACTGGAATGAGGAAAATCAATCTTGGGATTTGATTAATTTTAAAGTTTCTTAATTATTCTTTACAATAATATAAAATTATATTATCTATATTTTAATATATGGAAAAGAAAGTTTTATCAGAAATAGGATTATATTTTGGTCAAATAAATATGCCTGAAGGTTTTGAAATAGACCAAGAAAAATTAACTTGTGATATTTTATTATCTACACTTTATAATAAAGAATTTCCATTTTCTAAATCTTGGGATATGTTAAATACTTATTTATGTGAATATATTAATTTAAATTATAATTTTAAATTAATTGTTAAAAAAATAATAGGAAATATTTATTATCCAAAACAACATTCAAATTCTTATCTACAAGTAGACCCAATAGATTTAAGAAATTCTCCAGATTATGTAATGTTATATGGTGTTGATGTTGGTAAAAATTCTTGTAAAATATTTATAGAATATGATGATAATAGAAGAAAAGGAAGAAGTTGGGAAATATTTTTAAATAATAATGATTTTGTAATGTTTCCATCTACACAAAGATATCACATAACTACTAATACATCAGAACAATTAAATTTTATATTAACTAATACTTATGAATTTATCTAACTATTTTTACTATTTCAAATCAGCTTTAACCCCTAAATTTTGTGATGAAGTTATTAAATATGGATTACAACATCAAGAAGATTTAGCTATCACTGGTGGACTTGGTTCTAATAGAAATTTAAAAGAACAACCTTTAAAAGAAGAAGAAATTATAGATTTAAAAAAGAAAAGAAATTCTAATATCGTTTGGTTAAATGACACTTGGATTTATAAAGAAATACATCCATATATTCATGAAGCAAATAAATTAGCAGGCTGGAATTATGATTGGAATTTTTCTGAATCCTGTCAATTTACTAAATATAAATTAAATCAATATTATGATTGGCATTGTGATTCTTGGGATGTTCCTTATAATAAACCAGAAGATCCAAACTCACATGGTAAAATTAGAAAATTATCAGTAACTTGCCAATTAACAGATGGGTCAGAATATGTTGGTGGTGAGTTACAATTTGATTGTAGAAATTATGATCCACATATGCGTGATGAAGATAAACATGTGTTGACCATAAAGGAAATACTTCCTAAAGGCTCTATTGTTGTATTTCCAAGTTTTGTGTGGCATAGAGTACAACCTGTTACGAAAGGAACTAGATATTCTTTAGTTGTTTGGAACTTAGGATATCCATTTAAATAATATGTTTATAGAAGAATATTTTAAAACACCGTTTTGGTTTGAAGAAAAATTAGATTTTTTAAAATCGCTTACTAAAGCAACTGACTCATATATTAAAGAAGCTAAAGAGTTAAGAAAAACAGATATTAAAAAAAATGGAGATTTTGGTACATCTTATCATTCAACACCATTAACTATGGATACTAAGTTTAAAGATTTTCATAATTATGTAGGTCAAAAAGCTTGGGAGTTTTTAGACTGGCAAGGATTTGATATGCAACAATATAAAACTTTCTTTTCTGAAAGTTGGGTGCAAGAGTTTTCAAAAAATGGTGGAGGTCATCATTCTGCACATATTCACCATAATCAACATGTTGGTGGATTTTATTTTCTTAAGGCAAGTGAAAATACTTCCTTACCAATATTTCATGAACCTAGAACAGGTGCACGTTGTACAAAATTAAAAATTAAAAATGAAAATGTAGTCACTCATGGTACAGAGATTGTACATTTTAAAGTAAAACCAGGTGTTTTATTATTTTTTCCAGGTTATATGGAACATGAATTTGCAGTAGATTATGGTAAAGAATCATTTAGATTTATTCATTTTAATATACAAGCAGTTCCTAAAGAAATGGCAAAGATAAATATATAATGACTAAATATAATTTTAAAAAAGATAGGTTTACAGTAATTGAAAAAGCAATTGATCCAAAAATTGCAAATTTTGTTTACAATTATTTTTTAATGAAAAGACAAGTTGCAAAAACAATGTTTGATGAAAGATATATTTCTCCATTTACTACAGAGTTTGGTGTATGGAATGATGAACAAGTTCCAAATACCTATTCTCATTATTCAGATATTGCAATGGAAACTTTATTATTAGCTGTTCAACCTATTATGGAAAAACAAACACAGTTAAAATTAATTCCGACATATTCATACGCTAGAATTTATAAAAAAGGAGATATATTACATCGTCACAAAGATAGATTTAGTTGTGAAATATCTACAACATTAAATCTAGGTGGAGATTCATGGCCGATCTATATTGAACCTAATCCTAGAATGGGAGGACTTGTAAAAGATAAGGGTTACATTTCTGATAATACAAAAGGAATTAAAGTAAATTTAAAACCTGGTGATATGTTAGTTTATAGAGGTAATTTATTAGAACATTGGAGAGAAGAATTTGAAGGTCAAGATTGTGGTCAAGTGTTTTTACATTATAATAATCTTGCAACTAAAGGTGCAAAAGACAATATATTTGATAAAAGAAAACACTTAGGACTACCTTCCTGGTTTAAAAAATAGACAAAGTTTAAAGACTGTTTAATTAGTGCTATAATAGGCATAAACATGCCATTAAAAAAGATACCATTACCTCCAGGTTTTGATAAGAACGATACAGCATCTCAAGCAGAAGGACGCTGGATTGATGGAGATAATGTACGTTTTCAATATGGATCACCTGAAAAGATAGGTGGTTGGCAACAAATTAATTCATCTATATTAGTAGGAGCAGCTAGAGACATACATTCTTGGTTTGATTTAACAGGTAGACGTTACGTGGCTATTGGAACAGATAAAGTTTTATATATTCTTTTTGATGAAGTGTTTTATGATATTACACCCTTAGCAACAGCTTTAACAAGTTGTACTTATACATCAACAACGGGATCTGCAACAGTTACAATTAATAAAAATGCACATAATTTACTTGTTGGAGATTTAATTAAATTTACAAGTGTAACAACACCAGGACCAACTACAACAAGTTTTACAACTGCTAACTTTGAAACTAATTCATTTGAAGTTAAAACAGTACCAACTGCAAATACATTTACAATCACTATGCCTGTTACAGAAACAGGTACAGGAGTTACTACAGGTGGATCACTTATAACAAATCCTTATGTTAATATCGGTCCATTAGCCGCAACACTTGGTTATGGATGGGGAGCAGGAACGTGGGGATTAGATCTTTGGGGAACTTCAAGATCAGTTTCTAATACAACCATTGAGGCAGCAAACTGGTCATTAGATAACTTTGGAGAATTATTAATTGCAACAATTAAAGATGGACAAACTTTTAAATGGGCTCCAACAGCTGGAACAGGAGTCGGAACACGTGCAACTATTATAGTAGGCAATCCTACTGCAACAGTTTTAACAAGAGTATCAGATAGAGATAGACATTTAGTTCATTTTGGAACAGAAACAACTATTGGATCACCTTCAACTCAAGATCCAATGTTTATAAGATTTTCAGATCAAGAAGATATTGAAATTTATGAACCAACATCTACAAACACAGCAGGTACATTCAGATTAGATAACGGAAGTAGAATCGTAGCAGCAGTTAAAGGTAAAGATTATATGTTAGTTTTAACAGATGAAGCAGCTTATACAATGCAGTTTGTAGGACCTCCATTTACATTCAGTATACGTCAAGTTGGATCTAATTGTGGATGTATTGGTCAACATGCGGCAGTCTTCGTAGACGGTGCTGTGTATTGGATGGGTGATTCAGGTAACTTCTTTGTATTTGATGGAACAGTTAAAACATTACCTTCTTCAGTTGAAAACTTTGTATTTACCACAACAGGAGATGGTTTAGGACTTAACTTTACAAATGGTGAATTAGTATTTGCAGGTCACAATAGTTTATTTACAGAAATTAATTGGTTCTATCCACAAGCAACATCAGCACAAATAGATAGAGTAGCTACTTACAATTATGAACTTCAAACATGGACGACAGGTTCACTTGCAAGAACAACATATGAAGATGCTCACGTATTAGAGTATCCAAGCGCTACTAAATTTATTTCAGCATTAACTCCAAATACTCCAATAGTTAATGGTATAAGTAATGGTGGTAGTTATGTATTTGCACATGAGGTAGGTGTAAATGAAGTTATTAATTTAACATCAACCAATACAACAAATGTTACTATACCTGCTTTTATTAAATCA